GACCAAGCCATGTGTGTAATTACATTTCCCCAACCATAAGCAGATACCATACTAGGAACACCAATTAATTCATATTCCCTACGAGGACTATATACATATAAAGCACCTCCTGAGTTTCCGAAAATTATAGGTGCACTTGCTAAATACAGGTCATTACCATGTGTATCTTTTCCATAACCAGATAGTAATCCCATTGTCGGAAAAGGGGGCTTACCTAACCCTGCTCCAACAGCGTAGACTGTTTGAAAAATCCAAGGACCGTCATCTTTATCTTCTGGATATATTTTAGCTACATGAGGCATCTGGCGTTCTGTATCTTCTACCTGTAGCAAAGCCAAATCCCTACTTTTGTCGTAAGCTACAATATTAGCAATCCTACCAATAGTTCCTACCGCTATACTAAAATTATTGTATTCCCACAAATCAATGTTTACAGGCCGTCTATTCTCTACCTCTATGTGTTCTTTTTTCTCAGAGTTCCAAACTTTGTTCAATTGTACATAATTTTGAACTACATGCCAATTGGTTAGAACATAACTTTCATAATCAAGCTCTTCATTTTGTTCAGAATAGATAACCGTCCCAGACCCTGACCCATTACCTAATCTTACAAGAACAGTAGGGTACAACATTTCAAGGTGTTCTTGTTCAGGAACAATTCCACTTTTTTTAGGATTGGCAAATGCTGCAGTTGAAGCTACCGTAATAGCTATAGATAATAGAACAGCAGAAAGTATTTTCATTATTCACTCCTTTGAAATTGTAATTATTTTCTCTTTGTCTTCTTCTGGAATAACTTTTTCTAAGTCTATCTCCAGTAGCCCATCTTTCAATTTGGCGTTTTTTACTTCCATGTTAGATGCTAGACAAAAGTCTTTACGAAAACTTCTATTAGCAATACCCTTCCATGTATAATCACAATTACTCTTTTCTTGTTTGGTAGCACATATACTAAGTGTATTCTTTTCTATAGTAACTGTCAAGTCTTCAGATGAAAATCCTGCAACAGCCATTGATAATTTATATTCATTATCTTCTATTTTTTCCACATTATAAGGTGGATAGGTTGTTTTATTTACATTCATAAACATTTGATCGAACATACGATCAAAACCAATGAACATTTTTGATAAATCATTCATATTAATCTCCTGTAGATCTATACAGTACTCCTGTTACAGCAAGTACTGAATATTTGAATTATATTTTAGGTAGAATGGGGAGAGAACTAGTCCCTCCCCAATCCAGTTTAGAATGTTACTGCTTGAAGCGGATCAGTTTCATCTACACCCGAAATATCTGCAAGAATTACATATACTCGAATTTTACCAGTTGAAACGTCATTCGCACCTGCACCTACTTTAACATCAAGCGTATCTGCAGCAGTAACACGATTGGAAAAAGTAGTAACAGCCGTATAATCCACATGACCATTAGTACCTTTAGCAGCGTAACCAGTAGAAGAAGCATCATGCCCATCTACAAAGTCATCACCTGCAGCAAAGTCAATGTCAAGAACAGGGCTAGTACCATTAAGAGCGGTAATAACCTCTGCACCAGCATGGATAATATAGACTTCAGCCGGAATATCAATCACTTGAATGATATCATCAGCAGTTAACGCACTGATACCGCCAGCCGTGCAAACAGCAGCGATATCGACAGTCTTTTCAAGGACGTAAACACCCCTTTTACGAGAGGGATGTCCAGCAGTACCTTGACCGGTTGTATGATCATAAGTAGCCATTTTTAATTCCTCCCTTAATCAATTAGGATGTGTTCAACGAGCAATGCCTTAGACCGAATAACTTTACGCCCAAAGACATGCAATCCACGAACGATATCCGCAAAGGAATCAGGATCGCGAACTACTTCAGTCTTAGCAATATGCGAAGCAGTAGAAACTGCAGACATATGGCCTGACAAGACCTTGTAGTAGTTACTTGTCGAAGAAGCAGCAAAGTTATTAGTCATGTAGCATGAAAATCCCTGGATTTTACCCGCATGGATTCTGCCGTTACGCAAAGGTGAAACGCTATCCCCAGTCACCGACGAGTCCATGAGCTTACTGGAAGTTTGTCCAGCCTGCTCCCAGAATTGCGGTGGAGCTAGAAACCAGCGATTTTCCTCTGGTACATCATTTGAGTTTAAACGCCTAGCATGATTAGCTAGGATATTCACAGGGTCAATTTCACCTGAAGCATGACCAACATCCTGTCCCGAACCGTCAGAACCAACTGTAGTTCCCGCACCGGAAACCATAGCAGCAATGACGTTAGTATCGAACTCGTTTTTCAGTGCATAAGCACCAGAACTAGTAGCAAGAGATTCCCAATTAACATGGCTCTGCCGCTCTTCAATGTCATCGACTTTGAAAGCAAAAGCATTGCCCTGGTCAACTACCAGAGTTAGCTGGTCATCTTGCAAGTCCTGGGGACTTAGAACTGAACCGCGAGTGTACGAGGAGACAGTAATGGTAGGCTCTTTGATGATTTTAACCGTGTCGCCAAAGTTTTCAATTTCTCCTGCATAGTCGGTGTTTGTAATATCTTCAACAACCGAGGCCGTGCGGAAGAATTTAAGAACTTTTTGGCTATAAATAGCAGGTACCCAGTTTCCGTTTGGAAGACTAGCGTACCCACCAGCACTGGAAAAAGCCATAACTTATTCCTCCTAGTTAAGGTTCAAGTCTACCCTCTCGCCTAGCTAAATCTATATCCTTCTCATATTTTTCAAACTCCCAAGGCTTCATCTTTTCAACTTCTTGTAAAGACCAAGTTTTCTTATTCCCTTTGGTTTGTACAGTTCGTTTTTGAGTTTTGGTTACAGATTCAGCAGCCTTTGAGGGCTTACTTTTGTTTGTTTTCTGAACAGTACCACCATCCGCTTTGTAAAGATCGATTACACGAGCGGCCCATTTAAAGTCTGTACCGTTTTTAAGTACACCATCTGAAATACTTTCAGGCTGGTCTTTCAACCATTCTATGAAATTTTCATCTTCTTTTATTTCGTAGAAATCTGAATGTAAAGAAAGTAACTCTTGCTCGGCTGTTCTCTTTAAAGCATCCTGTTCTTGTTCTTTTAGAACTTGTAGACGCTCTTCAATATTTTGAACTCTAGAGTCAGCATTTTGCATCGAGATAGTTTCGACTATATCATAGACATCTGGATAATTTTGCTTGAACTGTTCTAACTCTTCTGCAGTTTTCGGCACATTTACATTTTGAGGATTATCTGCCCTTAACTGTGCATTTAAAGTTTCTTGTTCTTGCTTCCATTCATTGAGCTTTCGATCATAATGGGTTTTTAAATCATCGTATCTCTTTTTATAGTCGTGTTGTGGTTTACTTTCTTGGTTTAGAAATCCTTCTTGTACAAGAGTAGCTTCTTCTTGAGAAGTGTCCTGTGCATCAGGATCATTCAAATGCTTTTTGTATTCATTTTCGTATGGGGTAGGCTCGTTAACTTCACTTTCTTCTACTTCAGTAGTATTGTCAGTCATAGTTCCTCCTTTGGGGCCAGCTTTGCTGGGTAGCCTCTGCAGGTTGTTGAAGACGGGGCCGCTATTATTATGCAGGTAGCCGTCCTAGTCTATTTTCATCGGGAGATACATCAGGAGATTTAGGTACTCCTAAATAAGGAGATTCAGGTACTCCTAAAGTACCTCTTATTATATCGCCCTCTTCTTCTGGTAAATTTACAAATCCTCTATTTGAAAGGTTCGCAGGAGCTTGCTCTACTGCTACAGATGGTTTAGGGGGAGGGGGTTTCATAGGAGCTAAAGAATTTTCATATGCTAAAGCTTCTTCATAAGTCATATTTTCTGGTAAATTATATTCAGCTAATCTCAATGCAGTACTAAAAGTATTGTCATTAGTATACCGCTCTATAAACGCTTTACCGTACTTTTGATTTTCCATTTTTACAATAGCTTTTACAATGGCAGGTAAATGTTTCATTGTTACTTTTGATTTTCCAACTTTATCTTCAGGGTACAATGTAGCAACCTCATCTGTTACAAATTTTATATAATTATTTGTATCGTTTTCATTGTCAGGAGCATATTTAGAAATAATTGTTTTAATAGTAGTACCATCTTTACCGCCTCTTTTTATTTTAGTTCTAATATCTCTAGCTAAAGCTCTTAAACCCATTTCTGGTGTATCAAAGACTGCAAATCTATTATTATCTCCGTAAGTTTCTCCTGTTTTACCTGCCCATTTTTCAGTATTTTCAACATTGCCAGGATTATTATAGGATGTAGACCCCCCCTCCGCATAACCCTTTTGATCAAGCTGATCTACAAACGGTTTACCCGCATCATTCATTTTATTTAATTTTTTATAACCAATCTTTTGTGCATCTTGCTTGCCTATTTTATATTCACCATTTGATACATTTATAGATTGAGGGTTAGTAGGGGTTTTTGTACCTTTTTTAGGGTTTGTTTTTTGTACCATAGCATTTAGCTTATTCGGCCCACCTGCCATCTGTACAGCAGGTGCATTTACAATAAAGGAGTCAGCTTCAGCTTGCATTGGAATACTATCGCTAACAGGAGAGCCTGGGCCTTCAATAAATCCAGATTGGTTTATTTGGGGGACTTGTCCTCCTGCTTGCATATCTATAGGAGCAGCTTTTTGTGCATACTCCCATACTTCTTGTGGAAGATTTAGATAATAATCTGCTTCTTCTGGTAATTTTTCAGATTTTATAATTGCCCGTGCTAAAGCTTCTAAAATTTTTGGATCATTTAAATCTAATACAGTATTAACATCTTCAATACCTAATTCTTGAGCGATAACATCTATTTTTCCTTGAATAGCTTCTAGAGTATTTTCTATTTCTCCACGTTCATTTTTATGGGGAGAATAAATATTTGCTATCTCTGATATGGTTTTATCCTTGTATCTAGGTCGCTGCAAAGTCATAAATAAAGTTCTTAATCCCCATCTAGGATCAGTAAATTGAGCAAAACCGTCTTCAGTTATATCTGCTTGTCCATGAAAATCTTCTTTAACTGCCTTGACATTACCAGGATTATGAATTTTATCTGGATTGTCTTCTGGATCATAGGCAGGGAGAACAGCTTCTATTATTTTTTGTGGTTCTGATTTTTGCTCAAGATCTTCAGATTGTACAAATGGTTCTTCTGTTCCAGCTTCTCTAAATGCTGCTCTTTCTGGAGTTATCATACCTCTGGGTTTTGCTCCACTTCCTTGTAAACCATAACCTAGTGGTCTTTCTGAAGTATCGGATGCAGCAGCCGGTGCAGCAGCAAGGGTATCAGCCGGTTGAGAGGCTGGAAATTCTACAGGTCTAGCAGCCGGTAGCGGGGGAGTTAACTCTCCAGCAGTTTTAATATAAACATCCGCTTCCGTATCTGGAGGTACTATTTGCTCTGTAATTTCCCTATCGGGTGAAATTGCAGGAGGTGGGGCAGATTGTGCAACCCCTATATCATATGAAGATCGGTAGTCTTCTCTACCATCAGAAGCAGGTTTTGATACTACTGACTGACGGGAAGGAATATCAGGATGTTTTCTAACCCTTTCAAATTTTTCTTTTTCTATTTGACCTTGTTGTATTTGTACAAGCTTCTCGATCCTATTACCCCAATTCCTTTTGCGATCTAGTTGACCCGCTGATCTAGGATCTGCAGCCATAGCCATTTCATGCGGCTGGATAATACCTAATTTACTATCGAAATCGACCATATCTATAATAAAGTGCCGATTAGGATCGTTCATGTCTATTGCACCTACTAACTTTCCATCGTCCTTTAAAACCTGAACATCAGAACCTTCTTTAGATTGTAGTTCTCTA